ACATACAGCACTTAAAGCACCACACATAGACATTAAAGTTTTACTACTTCCTATCTTACCTGTAACAACTGCTAACTTAGACTCGCTATTAAATACACAGTCAAAAGCTATTAATTGCTCTGGGTGTAACCAGTCAATACCTATACCAGCTGCTCTAAGATGTTTAGTAGTTTGTGGTACTAGCTCGTAAGCTTCCTCCATCTTTCTAAACACTATATAACTTGAGCCTACCTCTGATGGGTATAATACTAAGTAGCTGTTTAGTGGTAGAGTTATCTCTAGTTTCTCCTCTAGCTCTGCGTGTTGATATTTATTTTGAGTAAGTGAGTAGTAGAATTTATCTTGAGCTTTAATCTCTAGGTAACCTTTAAACTCTCTATCGTATTCTTTATCAACTTTATTTAAAGGTATAGTCTCTACACCCTTAGCATTAGCTACAACCAACGCTCCTATATCCTGCGATAGTAACATACCACCTATATCTTTAGTGTCTTGTACTATCTTCTCGTCATTAGTTAAGTTATCTTTCGGTACATTAAGTATGTCTATGTTATCATTGTTAAATTGCTCAAAGATAATCTTAATAGCTGTTCTAGCTGGGTAACTTAAGTCTGGGTTACCTTTCAGTTTATCAAGCTCTTGAAGGGTAGTATACGATATAGCATACTCATTCCCATCAAGCAATAAATCTGGATTATCTAGTAGGCAGTTTGTATCTACTACTATTTTACTCATTACTTATCCTTTCTGTCTAACCATCTCTCTTCAACTTCATTCTCATTGAGCCATAAGTCTTGTCCATCTATAACTCTATCCATTTCTTCTTCCGATAAAAACCCTTTATAAATCTCTCTGAAAGCTCTATTAAGTTCTCTGTCTGTAAAGTTTTGGTAGGCTTTAAGCTCGTGACCTTTACCACTCATACCTGTTGAGTAGTTATGTATCATAAAGCTTAGGTATTTAGTTGTAATAATATCGTCACAAGCCATAGTAATAATAGTAGCAGCTGATGCTACAGTACCTGATAGCTTAGCAATAATAGTTGCATCACTGTTCTTAATAGCGTCAACAACCATAAGAGCTGAGTCAATATGACCCCCACCGTTGTTAATATGTAGTGTTACCTCAGCATAATCAGGCAATACTTGTAGCATATTACACAGTTTATTATAGTTTGCTGGAGCGTCAATTATATCAGTTAAGTATACATCAAGCTTATTTCCCATCTCTATAATTGGTACGTAATCATCCCAAATGTTATCTGCTTTATCTTTTAAACCTTCTACTAAAAATTCCATTATCTACCTTTTTATTTTAATTAATTTAACTGTCTCTTCCATAGACATAATAACAGCCTTAGCTGCATCCAAGTTCTTTATGTATACCTGCTCTACTGTTCCATTAGGAAGTAGTAGGTAGTAGTTAGCTTTAGGTTTCTTAGTACTTCCACTCACCACTTAATCCTACTACTGAATATTCTGTAACTTTACCCTCAAAGAAATTCTGTAGGGAGCTACCATTAGTTACCTCGTCAAACCAAGGTAGAGGGTTACTAGCTATGTTGTAATTTGGTTTTAAACCTAACTGTGTTAATCTTCTATCTGCTATATACTCTATGTAAGTTTTCACTTCATCCTTAGAGAGTTTATAAGGAGCGTAAGTCCCAAATGCAAAATCAATAAACGCTTTCTCAAGCTCAACAATTTCCCTTGCAGTAGAATATATATGTCTTTTAAAGGTATCATTAACCTCTCCTTTGTTTTCATTACACCAAGTTCTAAATAACATAGCGTTACCTTCAACGTGTACTGTTTCATCTTTAAGTGACCAGTCATTAATCTGACATACACCTAAATACTTACCTTCTCTTTCAAAGTTCTTAAGCATAATAAAGCTTCCGAATAAAGATATACCTTCAAGTAATATTCCTTTAGCTAAAGATAAACCAAAGTTACTTTTGAATATAGTATCCTGCATATATGTATTCTTTTCTAAAGTTTCTTTATGCTTTAGGAAGTCTGTGTAATAACTATCAGGGAAACCTAAGCTCTCATTTAAGTGAGCATATGCTTCTTGGTGTATAAACTCTCTAGCCATAAAGCTAGTAAGCATACCCCTTACCTCGTTGTTCTTAATTGAATTTAGCAAAGGTAGATAGCCATTAGCTACATTAAAGTCTGACTGTGTAAATATACTTAAGATATTCTTTAGGAAGTCTTTCTCTTCCTTAGAGGCTTTCTTATAGTTCTCTACGTCATTAGTTAAGTCTGCTTCCTCTGCTATCCAGTGCATATTCTCTGACTTCTTTCTATAGTCCTCAGCCCACCCATAGTTGAGGGGCTTATAAGTTTTACTCTTTTCTGTTAACACTTATTATCCTTCACAAGCTAAACATTCATTCAAGCTACCTTGAACACCATCTTGTAGAGCATCTCTTTTAACCTCTACATTAACCTTCTCTACTTTACCAGCTGACTCAGTTCTTAAATAGTATAAACCTTTAAGTGGATTACCAATACCGTCTTGTCTAAAGGCTCTTCTGTGTACTTCATTAACCATAGCTTTATCTTCACCAGTAGGGAAGAATACATTAACTGATTGACCTTGACATATAAACTCTTGCCTTGCTCTAGCTTGGTCAATTACCCATCTTTGGTCTAGTTCGTAAGCAGTCTTAAATACTTCTCTATCTTCTTTAGGCATCCACTCTAAATGCTGTACGCTACCGTTGTGTTCCATAATAGATTTCCATACAGCGTCCATATCCATATCTCTTGTAGCAGGATTACAGAAGAAGTATTCCTCTAGTTCTGGGTTCTTTACCAGATAACTTCCAACGCGTGTTTTATGTGTGTAACAGTTACTAAGTCTAGGCTCGATACTAGAAGATACGCCAAGTATAATAGAGCTATTAGCGTTAGGAGCAATAGCCATAAGATGAAGATTTCTACATCCATATCCGACACCGTCAGGTGCTTCTCCCCTAGAGATAGCAAGTTGTTTAGTAGCTTCAAGTGCTTTATCCTTTATGTTTTTAAATATACCTCTGTTAACTGACACAGCCATTGAGCTTTCAAATGGTATCATCTTTGACTGTAAGTAATCACTGAAGCCCATAGCACCTAAACCTAAACTTCTTTCTCTCATAGCTGAGTATTTAGTTTTCTCTAGTTCATCTGGAGCAAAGTGTATAAAATATGTAAGAACATTATCAAGCATCGCAATTAAGTCTGCGATAAATAACTCATCATCTTTCCACTCATCATATTTAGATAAATTAACTGAACTTAAACAACACACAGCTGACCTTGTATCAGAAGTAGGTAGGTGTATTTCATTACACAGGTTACTGCCATTAATCCTTAAGCCTTTAGCTTTTAAAGCTGGGTGTAGTTTATCATTAGCTTCATCAATATAATTAATGTAAGGCTCTCCAGTTCTAAATCTAGTAGTTAGTATTTCTTCCCATAACTCTCTAGCTTTAACTGTTTCTACTACCTCACAACTATGTGGGTCAACTAAACACCAATCTAAATCATTATCAACAGCATCAATAAAATCATCTGTAATATTAACACCGTGGTGTAGGTTTAAGTTCTTTCTATTAAGGTCACCTGTTGGTGTTCTCATTTTAATAAACTCAATAATCTCTGGGTGGTCAATATTTAAGTAAGAAGCATAAGAACCTCTCCTAGTTTTACCTTGTCTGTAAGCAACCATATCTGCATCAACAGTATGTAGGAAGCCGTTAACTCCTGGAGTAATATCACTAATTCCTCTAACGTCTGACCAGTGACCACCAACACCACCACCTTTAACTGATAACCACCTTAACTCTGTAGTATGATTACACAAGCCCTCAATGTTATCTGGTACATATGTTAAGAAACAGCTAATAGGCATACCTTTAGGCTCTTCCATATAGATTGTTCTATTATCATCAAGTACTACATTAATAGCATTACTTAATACTGGACTGCTGAACATAAACCATTCATTATCTATATAGTCATATAATCTTTGTGCGTGTTCGATATCTGTAGCAAAACACTTACAGGCTCTTGAGAAAGCTTCGTGTACTGTTTCACCTTCTCTGCAGTAGTGTTTCTCTAATAGTTTATTACTAAATTCTGTCATTCGCTTATCTCCCATATCTGTAGGAAGTCTATATCTTCTGTAGGGATATAGTACTGTCTACCTTTAGTGTAGAACCAAAGCTTATCTTTAACAAAAGTAGCTTTAGTAACCTTGTGTATCTCGTCTTTACCTTCTCTATCAATAACTCTAATGTTAACCATTTAATGTTTCTCCATATTCATCTGCTAATATAAACTGGCAGTAGTGGATAGCCTTTCGAATATCCTCTGCTCCATTCTTATCTCTATGTCTTGTTATATATTTAATAACATTACCCTCGCAGTAACCTAAGTTATTCTTTAAGATATAATCTATTGGTTGTATTGCTTTGCTGTTGTAGTGTTCTCCACCTATTTGTTTATCAGTCATCTTTAGTTTCCTTCTTATGTTTTGCTTTAGCTTCACATAGTTTACATACAAAACTACCAGTAGTAAAGAAGTCTGCTGATAGTACATTCTTACATCCATTACATTTCTTATAGTGCTTACTCATTAGTAAAACTCCTTTCCACAGTGACCACAAGCTTTATAGTTTAACTCGTGAAAACCTGAGCAATACTCACAGCTATCTGTAAAGTCTATATATGTTTGTCCTATGTGGTCTAGTTCTAAATGTGTATCTCTAACTACTACATCTTTAAAACCATCAGGGTATCTTTTAGATAACTTAGCGATATTATCTACCTTAGCTTGTTCAATACTATAATCAAGTTCATCACATAACTGTAGTAAGTACCACATCATATCACCAATTTCTTCTTTCATATTTACAGTATCTAACTCTCTGTCGTAGTATCTGTGTTTTTTATAGGCATCAAGTAACTCAGCTGCTTCAGTAGCTAAACCAATTACAAAGTGTCCTAACTTATCTTCTTGTTTACTTAATGTTCTTTGTGCTAATTCTATATATTGTCTATCTGTCATCTTAATATTCTCCTCTTGTAATAATTAATCTATAAGCTTTTTTGTCCTCTAAGGCTTCTTCCATAGCTTCTTTATATACCTTTGCTGCATTCTCATAATCATCTATTTGAGCTTCAAGTCTTCCAATTTTATTACTATGTTCTTGAACAAGACTCATAAGTAAGTTCTTTACATCCCCATATTGTTCAATCTCTCCAAGTAAACTATCTACTATATTTTTTGTTTGTAAACTAAATTTCATATAACATCCTTAATGTGTTTGTGACCAGTTGTCACCTATATCTGCTGTACCTCTAATAGGTATTCTAAACTTTAAATACTCAGTTACATCATCAAAACTTTTCTCACATATTTTAGCTACTTCTTCTGCTATACCCTCATCACATTCTATCTGAACCTCATCGTGAACATTGAGTATAAACTCATACTGTGGTCTCGAGCTTTCAGTACAACTACCCTCTTTGTAATTTCTAGAATTAGTATAGTGTTTTTCTAGGTTTCTATCTAAAAATACAAGGTAATATTTCATTACTAAAGCTCCTGCTCCTTGTAGTAATACATTTAAAGCTGAGTGAGTACTCCTAATAAAGTAAGGGTTACCGTCTAAAGCTTTAAGTGTTTTAGTTTGACTGTATCTTTTCTCTACCTCTTCTACAAGCTTTTTGATAGCTGGTATCTGTCGGAAGAACTTAGCTTTAAGCCTCTTTC